TAATAAGCTCTTTTAAGAATGCTCGAACAACATTTTCATTGTCTATGTTTTTATTACACAGACTCATATCCAAAAGAAGATGATACCCCCAATGTAACTTGCGATTAGGTTTTCTTGGAGCATCATCTAATTCTTCAGGTTTTATAAAATCAGAAAATTTTTTAAATTTTTCCATAAACAATCCTTCTTTTTCTTATTTATAAGAATTGTTTTAAGTAAAAATTTCTAATACCTTTTCAACATAGTCATCACGATTTTTTACAAATACCTGTGGTTTCTCATTGTCAACAGCAATGATGATTACTATTTGTGGAACCTTTATGGAAGGAATACGTTCTTCTGCCATGAGAGAATAAGTAGTGGCTTGAAGAAAATATCCTTCAATCCATTCTTCCTTTTTAATCTTCAATGAAGTCTTGAAGTCAACAATCGAGAGTATACCATTATACTCTGCTAGAAGATCAGTTCTTCCGGCAGTCTTTAAAGTATGTGAATATAGTGCTAATTCAGATCCTAGAATTGTGCCGATATTTTCATTTAGAATTGGTCTAATATCTTTGAATGTAGCTATATTGATAGGCATAGAACCTTCAGTATAGTTTGTTTCATTTAAAAGATATTTTTCACAAAGTTTGTGAATGGCAGTGCCTCTATTTCCTGCCTGAATAAGTATTTTCTTTGCCTTTTCTTCTCCAACATCCTTTTGCCATTTGAGAAGACCAGACTTATCAAGTTTTCTACCTATTACAGTTGTGACCGATGGATATATCTCTCCAGTCGGTGTAGTGTAATACCTACCATTCTCTGTAGTATTATCCTTTAAATCTTCACAATCAAGTAGGGAGAGGTCAAAAAACCTCTCCCTTTTTGGCATCATATTAAACATATTATGTGATAATTCCTAACTTATCCTTTTCGATGATATAATCCTTTACAAGATCAGACCGAAGGATATCTTCTTTTGTAAAAGTAATAAATTCAAACTGTTTTATTTTCTTGATGATACGAATGAATTCATTGATGCCATTCTTATCACGATCGTAAATAAAATCAGATTGAGTATAATCACCCGAAAAAATGATCTTACAATTATGACCTACGCGTGTGATGACTGAGTCACTTTCATGAAGTGTAAGATTTTGCATTTCATCCACAATTACTACACAATTACTCAATGTAATACCGCGAACAAATGACGTTGAAATAAATTCAACTAGGCCTTTTGATTTTAGATATTCATATGCATCTGACCGATCAAAAAGTTCTGTGCAGATAGCATAATACGGTGCTTCATAGACTTTGGTTTTTTCTTTATTGTTACCGGGGAGAAATCCCATATCTCTAGTAGGAACAACTGATCTGATGATATACAGTTTTTCATAATCTGTATTTGCATCTAGAACATCCAACAGAGATAGATACATTGATAAAAATGTTTTACCAGTACCCGCAATTCCATTAAGCATCAAATTTTTACCACGATCATAAGCATCAAAAGCTATTCTTTGATTGTCTGTCTTTGGTTTGACTTCCATAAGTTCAAAGTTTGGAGCTTGTCTAGAATTCCCTTGATCTTGATTGTTTCTTCTTCTTTCTTTTCTTGATTGCCGGCGGATAGCGGTTGAAGTCATGTAATTATCTTTCTATAAAGTTATTGACGTAAAGAATGATGTTTCTTTACCTCCTTTCCCTTTGTTACAAGGGTATTTATAGAATGATGCTAAAACGTGTTAACTGTGGATCTTGTAAGGCCTCTTGAATGTTCTTTTTTGATATTCTTGAGAATATCTCTGAACCCAGAATCTGGCTTTTTTGAAATACCGGAAACAATAGCAGGTGCCGAAAGAATCTGCTCAATATTTGGTTTATCCTTCAGGTATTCCTGTAGTTCACTATAACTCATATATTCTTCAAACACTTCATCTGTGTAGATATTTCTAAGAGTATATGTAGGCATTAACATTCATCCTCTTCAAGTTCCATTAGAAGGTCAATATTTTTTGATCGGAGAATATTTGTCAATCTTTTATTTTTTCTATGATTGAAATCTTTAATGTTTGGAGTATATTCTTCATCTTCGTAATCATAATCCCTAGCCCGGGGATTCTTTGTTTTACTCATGTCGGCAGTAATCCTGGAATTGCTTCGTTGACTAGTTCACGGGTAATGCCCTTGTATGGCATTTTCTTATCTTTAATCGCAATAAGGAGATTGGCATCCTTGGGGTCAATAGTCTCTAGTAATTCAACATATAATTGCTCACGTCGAGTCTGCTTTAATGAAGAATGACCACCTTGAATGAATAGATACATCTTTCTACATTCTGCATAGAATCTATGTTGCTGGTCTACCAGGTCATTCGGCTTATATGGAGGTGCACCCTCGGGCAATGCCCATACAATGGTAGGATCAAAAGCACCTCTCAAAACTGTCTGCAATGCCACAGTATTATTAGCCCGAAGCATAGCAATCTTTTCTTCTTTGGTTCTTAGATTTGAAACATTTTCTAAAATTTCCGCCACACCTAATTTCATACAAACTCTCCGATATTTTCCATAAGATTTTTTAGACGATGAGACATAAAGTAATTCATCAGATCATTCGACTTCTTATTCTTTTGACCTTCAAAACTTTCAATGACCCTATTATATATATCATTTGGAACTTTATCAAGATCAATTAGTTGTTCATTTCTCCGATAGTTTCTAAGCATAATCTCTGTGCAAAATAGTGTAGGATCCTTGTCCATCCATTCCTCAAGTTTCTTAGATGACACACCTTTTTGTCGTTCACCCACAACAAGACAATTATCAGCTGAGAGAAAATTAGGAATTCCATCGCCAGAATCACCGCGAAGAATGTGTTCACGAAGGTAATTTTTAGGATTGGGATGAGTAACCTTTTTCTTCTTTACGGGATCATATTGTTCAACATTCTTGTATTTTTGAAGTTGAATAAAATCGTGGTCACCTGAAAGGATTAGGATCTTTTCAACATTTTCAAATGGAAGATATTCATCAGTAACGCCATATTTCCTGCAAAGAGATGCAATGACATCATCGGCCTCTGCTGTTTCAATGTCAATGACAGTATATGGGAAGTGATCCTTCAATTCCTGACGAATCTTATTCATACATTCAAATATTTGCTTCCAATTCAATTCAGACTTCTCGATATTCTTCTTTCGATTGGCCTTATAATATGGGAAGATTTGTTTCCGCCAATAGTTTTTATTATCACAAGCAATAACAAATTGGCCGTATTCAGAACCAAATTTATTTTTATTCATACGAAGAGAATTGAGAATCATATGCCGTAGCATATTTTCCTCGACCTCAGTATTTGTATGAGTCCCAAGTTGTGCCATTAGATTTGCTAATACTACCTGGGATAGATCCACAATAATCACTTAAATACTCCTCAGAAAAATAAAGAATACATTATTAAAACAAATGCTACCAAACATACTACAAAGTATGATATTACTGCTATACTTATTATAGTTTCAATCAAGTTTTTTGTCTTTGTCTTTACTTACCTTAATGTTAATATCGGCATTTTCCACTAAATTGAGATAACCATCTTCATCCTCAATAAAAAGTGATTTGGCAAATATTTGAAACATATGATTCATATCACATTTACTACAAAGTAATGATCTAATTGCCTCACAGATAAAAGCGCCATATCTTAGATCATCATCATTTTCATCATCTAGATCAAAACCTGCCATGTTTAATCTATCAAATAGAAAAGGAATGACGGTCTCGATTGTTTCTTGAATATGAAACTGTTTTACAAATTCAATATTATTTTCAACTTCCTCTATGTTTGTTGGAGAACCAAAATTAGGTTTAATTGGAAATCGAATGATGTTGTTTGATGATTTTGCCATGGTGTTATTCTATCACATTTTTGAGGTTAAGTCAATCATTTCCGATGATTGTACTACCATTAAAGGTAAAGTTAAAATCATAGATTTTGCAACCGGTTCCATTAGTGATGGCAATCGCAACATCTCTTCTGGAATCTGGTGGAACATAAAAGATGAAAAAACCACCGCCACCAGCACCAAGCAATTTGCCACCAATAGCGCCATTTTGAATGGCTTTATCATATATATCATCAAAAAAAGTATTCGAAATATCTTTTGTTACTTGTTTCTTATCCATCCATGCTCTATGAAGAAGATGAGCAAAATCTTCTACCTTATTTTCACAAAGTAGTTTCATTCCTTCATATGCTTTATCACGTGAATTGGCAACTAACTGAAACTTATGAGAATCTGTCATAGCATCATTTTGCTTTTTAAGAATTGCATTGGCAGACCTAGGCTTTCCAGAATATACAAGGAAAAGATTATTTTCTAATTTCCTAAGAGCCTTTTCAGGAATAGAAGGAGATGTAATATCAACACTTCCGTCAGTATTAAACCTATAAAGATTAAAGCCGCCATACGCCGCAGCATATTGATCCTGCTTGCCGATAGGAAATCCACATTTTTCAATTTCAATTTTACATGCCTCTTCAGCTAATACTCTTTTATTATCATACAATTTTGAAAATTTACCAAAAGTATTTTCTTGACTTTGTTTCAGACAATTAAGAATACCTACAGTAAATGCAGATGATGAACCTAAACCTGAACCTTTTGCTATAATATCAGAAATTGATCCAGTAGTAACAGTATCAGTCATACTGCTCATGCCATAGTATTTTAATGCTTCGCGTGTAATATCGTGTTGTATATCATCAAGTGATTCATAAGTCTGAATATCATCATACATTGTTTTGAAATTCATATGACGAGACTGATGAACTAGGGTGTAGATATATTTGTCAATCGTGCATGAAAGAGCAGCACCAGGTTCCTTTTTATAAAAGGATTCCATATCTGAACCACCAGAGAAGAATGAGATTCTGAGAGGTGTTTTTGAAATAATCATCACACTGTCCTATAGACAAATGTTTCTGATGGTTTCTTTCTACTCTCGGGTGTAGGATATTTTTCCAAAAGTCCCTTGAGCATATGCTCCCATTTGTTCTTGATGAGATCAATGTTATACCGAGTATCAACAAAAGCCTTATTCAACTGAATCATATTCTTATGTTGCTTTGTTTTATAAAGTTTGATTGCTGCATCTAGATGTGATGCAAAAATATTTGCATGAATTACCTTATTTGAATCACCGTGATACATGATATTTAAACCACCAGATGTTTCAGGCAAAGCACCATAGTCAGGATGTACACAAATAAGTCCAGCAGACATTGCTTCCAACATAGCTCTACAACTAGTCTCAAGCCATATAGAAGGATAAGCAAAAATATGAGACTTGTTTAGATGTTCCTTAAGTTCTGCATTTGGAACAAATCCACGATAGGTCATATTTGGATGTTGTCTGATCCGATTATACAGTGGTTCAAATGCCTTGTCTGATTCTTCCCAACCATAAATCTTAAAAGATGAAAATACATCAAGATGAATTTCAGGATGAATTTTTGATAACTCTTCTACAACAGGAACAAGAAGTTCTAGACCTCGATTTGGGGTTGATGTATATACAAGACGAATGGTTTCATCATCACGATCTTGTAATTGTGGCGCTGGTTCAATACCAGTTTCCAGAACAATAGACTTCTGGTCATATGCAAGACCATGAATAAGATGATATCGTTGATATTGCCAATTTGAAATAAATACAAATTGATGAATATCATTTAGAAAGTTATTATTTTTAAATTTGGAAGATTCCGGGTCTTCGGGCAAGTCGTGAGCCCAAAATATTCTAATCTTATCCTGTTTTAGTTCTCTAGGTCGCGACGAGATAATCTGAAAATGTTCCAATAGATTTGGATCAATAATACTAGCCAACTTACGTTTGGCAATTTCAGTTCCACCATTTGCGTTTACTGAAATTTCATTTTCTTCAAATGACATAATATATCCTTAAATCTTGTATCCAGATGCCTGAGCATCATTGTAAAACATCTTTACGGTCTCAATAGAATAGTCATCTAGATTTTTTCCTAGAAGAGGTAACTTCTTAATGAGATCGGGAGTCATAGTAATAATATCAGAGAAACAATAGTCGGCTTGAATAACATGATTTACTTCACGTGTTGATGCCCACAAGAGTTTAATATTTTTTGAAGGCGGATTTGCACCCTGCCAATCCTTAATCAGATTCTTTGCATTTCTTCCGGAATCCTGTATTCTTCCTGCAAAAATTGAAACAATACCAAAGTTGGTTCCTTCTAGATCCCAAACAGCACGTGAATATTGCTTATTTGTAAATACAGCAGTAACATTTACAGACACACCTTCGCGCGTAAGAGTTCGAACTACATTCCCTGTAGTTTCACCTTTTGTATCAATACAAGGAATCTTGACAAGAACAGGATAGCCATAAGTCTTCGAGAGAGCATCAAGCTTTAGAGCTTGGTCGACCATTTCACCGTGATCGTCTGAAAATACTTCAAGACTGATATTGGTATCAGGACGGAGTTCCTTGAGCTTTGGAATAATTCTATTACAGAATTCCATATAGTCTGTGATACCAGCGGCGCGCATAAGTGATGGATTTGTAGTAAAACCTTTCACGATGGGATTCTTTGCCGCCTCTAGAATTCCATTTTCATCAGCGCCATCAGCATAGATGTCGACATAATAATTCATTATATAATCCTTTCAATAAGATCAACAGCTTCTTTAATATCTCTAGCAATCATAGTAGGTTTAATATCACTAAATTCCGCGGATGTCGTGTAAGTTTCACCTAGAAAAATAGTAGTTAGACCACTTCTATGACCACACACAATGTCTTTCCATCTATCACCGATCATAAAACTTTTGATTTTATCAATTCTATATAAGGTAATATATAGTTCTACGTGAGCATTATTTGGCTTATATTCTGGTGTATTTCGACCCATAGAGGAATGTATATTCAATACACCCATTGAATAGATGACAGCATTCATTTTCCTTAAATCTTCAAGGGATAATTTGCCGTCATTTACGTCGGGTTGATTTGTTACCACAATAATACTATAACCCATTTTGTGGATTTTGTCAATGGATTCTTTTACGTTTGGAAGTAATTCAAATTCCTCAAAAGACCATGGAGCAGTTCTTTCTCCGTTTGGTCTTTCTACAAGTTTATTTATTACGCCGTCACGATCAAGGAATACACACTTCATTACCAGGTAGTCTTTCTCACTTGTAAATAAGGATTGCTAACAAAGCAATGCCAGATGATACTTTGGAATGCTTCAGAGTGTGGGGTAATTCTATCAGGATTTACAGAAGGAACAACCAATGCAATATCGGCATTCTTAGCAATATAGCCATCGGCTTTACCTACGATGCCAATAGTAAAAGCACCTCTAACTTTTGCTAGATCAAGAGCATTGATTAGATTTACAGAAATTCCACGTTCCTTTGAACCACCACCGACTGATAAGAATAAAACGGCATCGGTATGATTTAACTTTGAAGTTCTAAGCCACTCAGAAAATACGGTCTCAAAACCATCATCATTGGTTCTAGCAGTAAGTTCCGAGACATTATCAACAGGTGAATATGCTTCAATGCCACAAAGTTTTCTAAGATCATTGACCATGTGTGATGCATTGCCAGCAGATCCACCTACACCAAGAACAAATACACGACCCTTTGAATCCCGCACATCCCATAAAAATCTACTGATAGAACTTACCTTAGCAATAAATTCTTTATTATTACAGAGTTGTGCAATTTCAAGTACTTCTTGAAAATATTTATCGGTGTGTGGTGACGGAAGCATCATGTATTCTCTTTCTCAATTCTGTTGAACTATAAGAATGATTTCTAGTATTGTAAATAATTTCGGTTCCCACTTGCATACAGACTGTTGTTCCTGTAAGTGAAATTCTCATATATTCAACACCAACAAATCGTTTAGTAGGCCTTATGATACCGATCAGATTTTCTAAATCCTTTTCAGTATCATAAGGAATAATCTTGTCAATATACTTACAAGCTTCTAGTTGAATATATCGTTCTAAAATTGATTGGATAGGCTTATTCTTGTGTTTTCTATCAATGGAAGGATCTGTTTGGAGGCCTACAACAAGATAGTCACATTGTTCCTTACATTCCTTAAGCATAGCAATATGACCTGCATGGAATAAATCAAATGCAGAACATGTAAACCCTACAATCATTGAATCACCATATACGTATTCTTTCCATCCCATGGTGTTTCTGAAAAGACTGTAAATGTAGGATCTCTATCTCTATCCTTGAACATAGTTCTGAAATATTCATCATTTACTTCCTTTCCAAAAATCTTAGCTTGATACATGACAAGCCAATTCTTGGAGTCGATGATTGTAGGCATCAATTTCTCACGGTATTCCAATGGAGTTTCCGAAAGAGACCATGTTGCAATAACCAAATCCGCAGGTTCTACATCAGTAGATTCAAACCTGAAATTTGCATTGATACCTTGCTTCTTTAAATAGTAATCCTGAATTGGGCTAATTTCTGGAATATCAATAATAGTATATTTACCAGTAAACCCCATTTTATGAACTACAGAACACATGTCACCATATCCAGCACCAATTTCAATAATGCTTTTATAACTGGACAATCTTTCTGGTGTAAAGTCTGTAATGACCAAATGACCGACATCCTGAATTCGTTGAATTGATGTATCAAAATCACTCAGAGCACGAAATACTTCTGCCTTTTCAACAGGGATGCCAATCCAATTTTCTTTTAACGCTTCTGCTACAATAGGGTTTTTATATGCTTCCGAAAGAGCAGCAGCATAAAATTTGCCTGTTCTATATTGAGTTACAAAAGGAACATTGTGAACACTTGCCCAAAGCCTAAAGCGAGAAAGAGGTAAATGCTTGCAATCATATTCAAAAACTTCACGCATTGTTGGCCAATATTCAGGCCCATTTACCTGTTTAGCCTTAATCATCTTTTGTGAATTGAGTGAATTATGATCAAAATCAGACCAAATAAACATCATTCAGCTCCACTTTCATGAGCTGGTGGTGTTTGCAATATTGCTTTTCGTTCAATAAAACCAGTCCGAATTGTCTTAGCATTAAAATACTTGACCATCATATTTTCAACAATTCTTACATCATATGGCTTGCATGAGAATACATCTAGATAGACTTCATCATTTTCATCCACAAAATGAGCGCAAATGTTTGAAGTTTCGATAAGTTGAACTAGAGTATATCCAGACTTATCTCCTGATCCAAACTTTACAATCTGTGGTTCACCATATGGAACCATGTCAATTTCCTTGACCAGTTCCTTTGCAAAATTATAGATATTATCATAATCTGTAATTGAATTGTGATTACAGCCTGCAGCATCCATAATACAGTGCCAACCCCATGGGGTTACCTTATCAGTCACATATAACATTTTATATCCTTTAGTGTGCTTGAACTTCGGCTACGTAACTTACCGTATCAATACGGAATGAGCGCCAACCATTATTTTGAACATCCCATGCGCGGATGACTTCTTTATTTTCCCGATGAAAAGTCTTTTCACCTTCGGCTTCCTCTAGATACTTAGCAGGAAGTCTTTCGGGCTTTAGTGTGCAACGAAGAGTTCGTTCCTCACCATTCATCTTGGTAAAAACAACTTCAATAACCTTCGTACGAAGATCATTTAAAATAGAATCACGTTCATACATCATATCAAGTATTCTCCGCCAAAAATTTCATAGTACCGGTTCGTTGTTCTTCAAGAAGAACCATTGTCTTGAACTGTTCATATCCACCAATCATCATACCATCAATAACAATTACAGGATATGTTTTGATTGTAGGATACTTTTCTAGTAATACTTCTCGAGTAAAATCTTCATTCAGCTTATATTCAGTATAAACTATATTCTTGTTGGCCATAAGTTCCTTGGCCTTAAAGCAATAGCTACATGATGGCTTCGTGTAAATCTCAACTTGCATAATATAAACTCCTAATATTACTTCAATGCTTCAGTGGTTGAGGTGTTGAGAACAATATATGCCTCTGAAGCATTATTCATTGAAGCAAAATAAGCTTCATACTTATCTACCGCTTCCTTTAAATTCTTTGCCCAAACAAGTCGTGTCTGCTTTGACTGAACTGAACTTGCACCTGCCTGTAGTGGCTGTAGTCTAACCTCACCTTCAATCAAGTATAAATTTACTACTGGTCTAGCCATATTATATCTCCATAGTTTTAGTTTGTCAACAATTAAGTTAATGATAGACTCTTATCTTTCATTGATTTCTGATAAGCATTCATCTTATCAAGAATACCCCTATTTCTAAGTTCTTTGAAAATAAGATTTTCCCGTGAGAATTCACCTGATTTTTCAATACCGGCTGATCTCATGTCTCTCAATTTCTTCTTGAGAATATCAAAAGTATTTATATCCATCTTATTTTTAATCATAGTATTGATAAGATGAACGTAATACATCACTTTTCGTTTCAACATAGGATCAGCAGAAAAATTGTAATTCCCATGTTCAGGCTTTTGGATCCATACATCATCTTTAAGTGAATAAACACCTTGACCAGCAGGATATTTTTCTGAAATATCTTGAGCATATGGCTCTAAAGGATATCCTAAAACTCTTACGTTATGTGAAAGAGTCCATAGCATTTTCTTGTCTTGTAGAATGTCATCAACTTGTTCTCTATTGGAACCTAATTCATTTCTAACAAGGACAATGTGAACATCAATATCTGATTTGCTTGTATAATTATAGTTTGCATTGCCACCAGTCATAATTACATCTTTAATCAATTCTGACTTGATATTGGCAAACTTTGCCCAAGTATCTGCAAATCTTAAAAGAACTTTTCTAACTTCTGGTTTTAATTTATCATCAATCCACAAAACAGGATTTAAGGTTGTATGATATTCAAGACTTACTTTTGTCTCAGTTAGAAAGTTCTTAAAAGATTGCATTGATACCTTCGTTTTTTATTTATTTATTCTACAAAATTTGTACTTGCAATTTTGTTACTCCCACAATATTCATACCAAGCATACGAGCACAACCCAAAGTTACATCAAGAGTTCTGTTCTTAATAAAAGGCCCACGATCATTCACACGAACTATAATTGATCTTCCTGTTTCGTTGTTTGTAAGCCTTAAAAGAGTTCCAAATGGTAATGACCTATGTGCAACTGTCAAACCGTATGGATTAAATCGTTCTCCGTTAGCTGTTTTCTTTCCTTCTTTATACCAAGAAGCATTAGTAGTATATTCCTTATGAAAGGAATCTTTTCGTGTTTCTCCAGAATGTGCAGTCGTTATGATCATCAAAAATATTACACACAAACAGAGAAACATCTTAAGATGCTTTCTCAAGTTGTATCTCCTTAATGGACATTCGAGGAGTAGGACCTCAGTGTGCCCGTTGTTAAAGCGGGTTCGCTATGTCATTAAATAATAGAATCTTTTTATTTATTACCGCTTACGATTGAGAGCCCGAGCTCTCCGCTTTGACGAGCCGATCTTCCGTCGGCCTTTCTTCTTTGGAGCTGCCATGTTCTTTTCCTTTCTTCAAATGTGAACGTCGAATCCGACAAGATATCCATGCATTATAGTAATCATCACGTTCAAGGACTCTTTCTTGAAACTGGTAAAGAGCTTCAATATAACTACATTCACCTTTAGTTTTGCAAAGAGCAAGTATCTCTCGTTTAAATTTGTTTGTGCCGAGAGCTTGAACATCCTGTTGTAATTCAAGATTGGATCCATAATAGGTTTCCCAATCAGAATCTACAACATATTTTTTCTTTTTTCCTTTCACCATCTTTGTTCGTTTGAACTTCAGAAGTTTTTTACCAATATACATTTTCCCATTGGTAAGATTGGTTATCTTATACACATAACCAATATACACCATAAGTTGGGTTTTGTCAACTTCTTTATTCTCATAAAGCCACATAAAAGGTAATCCATAATATTACCTTTTATTTATTACTCTAGAGTGAAAGAGAACTCAATGACTCTGATGTTACATCCATCTTAACTGCACCAATAGTATAAGAGGAAAGTTCTACTTCCTGTGGTGCTACCTGCACATTCCCACCAGAAATCCACTTTTGCGTCCATGGGAGAGGATTGGTTCCTGTTTTAAATTGTGGTGTCAAATCAACAGCAGACAATCTTCTATTGGTAATCCATTCTACATAATCAGAAAGAAGCTTATAGTTTAGACCAATCATTGATCCATCTTTAAAAAGATATTCTGCCCATTTCTTTTCCTGATTTGCTGCTGAAATAAACATGTCAATACATTCCTGATATGTATTTTCTTTAATTTGAGCAAAGTCAGGATCATCCACTGGTAGAATTTTTAGAAGATGTTGCGTTGAAGCAAGGTGAAGGTTTTCATCTCGACAAATAAGCTTGATGATCTTGGCATTACCTTCCATCTTCTTTAATTCTGCAAATGCCCATGAACAAGCAAACGAAACATAAAATCTAATGCCTTCAAGGATATTCACAGACATCAAGGCAAGCCACAGTGCTTTCTTATGAGCATATAAATCATCTTTTGGTGCAAACAATGTAAGTTCATTATTTTTATAAATCAAATCATCGTAGTATTTGCTAATATCTACTGCACAATCAAGGATTTCTTGAATGTCAGTAATTTCATCAAAAATCCTAGATGGATCTGGATAGATATTCCGAATGATATGAGTATAAGAACGAGAATGAATAGTCTCGGAAAATGCCCATGTTTGAATCCATGTTTCAAGTTCTGGTAGAGAACAAATCGGGCTAAATGCCGTAGTAGGTGCTCTACCTTGAACTGAATCGAGAAGAATCTGGCGTTTTAGATTTGATGTAAAAATATGCTTTTCATGTGATGAAAGAGATTTGAAGTCAATCGAATCCCTAGTAACATCAATTTCATTTGGTCTCCAGAAAAAACCAAGTTGCTGTTCGGTAAGCTTGTCAAAAATAGAATATTTCTGACGGTCATACCGTGCAATCGTTACAGAATCATCAAGGAAACATTTTGCTTTTAAATGATTTTGATTGTTGATTGTATTGAATACAGAC